CCTTGCACCCATAAGGTTCCTTTTACTTTATGTAATTCTGTATCGTCTACTTGTATAATATTAATACCTTGTTCTTGTAAATATCTTAAATGTGAATCATATGGAGTATTTTGAAGAAAAGGTGTTCTATAGGGAGAGGTACTTAGAACAGATCTAACATGATCTCCTATTACCCAATCAAAAAACCAAAGATAAGGACTATTAAGTTTGGGTACACCTGTAGTTACATATAAATTTTTTATTTTAGGATCTAATTTTCTAAATATTTTTTCATAAAATATATTACATTGTTCTACTCTATCTAGTCTCTCGAAATAACTAATGTTGTTTTCATTACCTCCAACGTAAAGAAGACCTGGAGAAACTCCTAATATAACGTAACGCTCTGTTTGTTCTTTCTTTTTCATAGTTCTATATTTTCTATAAGATATTTGTCTATTATTTATTACATTACTGGGTTTAGTGGTAAAACAATAATATTGTTCTTTTTCTCTATCCCATACTACTAATACTTCACCTGGATATGTTGCATTAATATTAATAGCTGATTTAATTCCATAATCAGTGTTTACATTACATACACCTGGTTTTGGATTACTTATATTTCCTACCAATAATGATTGTTTTTCGTTGTTTAGTATTGAAATAATTCGTTCAATTACATAATTATCTTCCATGTTTTATATTGTGTGATTAGATAAGTATTATGAGTGTCTATTTATGTTTATACTTTATTTTTAATTTCTAACCAATATGGTTGAAAATCATTGTAAATTTCATCTGTTAATTTTTTATCTAATGATTGTTCTTTAGTAATTAAATTGTAATACAATAGTCCATTAATTAACATTGGTTTTTGTGCAAATAATTTATAAATAGTATGCATACCTAACCGTTCAATACTATATTTTAATATTAAATTGTTAAATAGTTGTTTATGCATAATTAGTTATTTAAACAGATAATTATATGTAATGTCTTACTTTACTTTACAATATCATTATGTCTGTTATTAGATAAAGTAAAATTAAATAAACATACAATAAATATTTATGAGTAAATTAGTACCAGGAAAGATTGCCAATACAATATCAAGATTACAAAATACTGCAATCAGTGAAATAAGTAATCTATCTTTACACAGTATTGAAGAATATAAAAGATATTTACATAAAGATAATACTGCGACACAATGTATAAATATATTGTCATTACGTGCTGCTAATTTATTTAATAAATATAATCATGCAAATTCTGAAATACAAGATTTTGTAAGAGATATGTTAAATAATCTTAGTACTCCATTGGATAGGACAATTGCACAATTAGCGGGTTGTTTACCTTATGGATTTAGTGTTGCTGAACTAGAATTTGTTAATTATAAACGTCGCTTAATACTTAAATCAGTTGATGTATTAAAACGAGATAATATTAGTTTTAAAGGTAGATTAGGTAGGATTGAAGAAGTAGTATATATGGATAATAAAAAAAAGTTTATACCATATTGGAAATGTATTCATGTATTTAATAGTTATGCTGATGAAGATGACCCATTTGGTAAACCATTAGCTGCAATAGCATTACCGTTTATTAAATCTAAGATGGTAACTCTACAAGATCTTTTAGTAAGTAGTGGTACTTATTCAACAGGTATTCCAGTGTTTAAATTAAATCCAGGTAAAGTAAAACTATTTGATGAACAAGGTAATCCTAAAACTAAAAATGGTAGAGAAATAGTAGTAGATACTGGTCAAGCTGTTGTTGAACAAATGCAGAATTTGGCAGTTAATAAGTTTCTGTTATTAGGTAAAGATGATGAGTTAGTTAATTTTCAAGTAAATGATGGTAGTCAACTATTTAATACTGCATTACAATATTATGATTCTGCAATATTAATGAGTTTTGGAGTACCTAGATTGTTATTAGACAATCCTCAAGCGATGCCTAATATGGGTATTGCAACTGCTATTACTAAACAAACTAATTTATTAGATTCTAATATTAATACTATTGTTGAAACAATACAAAGACAATTAATTTTAAAAGCAATTAAACCTATATTAATTGAGAATTTTCAAGAACATAAAGATTTTGGTAATTTTGCTGTTGATGTTCAAACAGACCCTCAAATTGAAATGCAGGTATTTGGTAATATGATGACTGCGGTAAGTATGGGAATACTTAATCCTCAAGATAAACGGGTTCAGAATAGAATGGAAGATATACTAAAACTTCCCCCGTTAACTCAAGAGGATAAAGACACTGCTATACAAGAGCAAATAAGAATGCAACAAATGCAGATGCAAGGACAACAAGATCCTAATGAGGCTATGAGTGATCCTAATGCTGATCCTAATGCTCAGTATCCTTAATATTACGAGGTAGCAGATGAAGTAATGTATTAGGTATAGATAACTTTACTTCAATAACTTTTAACAGGTTTAATAAATCCTGTAAATCATCAGAGTCAATATCTATCCAATCTTCTTTCTCTTCATTTAAGAATGTAAGTCTTACCATTTCTTTATAAGGTTCTCCAATATTTGAGTAATCTATTTTTAAAGGTAGTATTCTTTTAACCTCTTTTTTAGTGTATAAATACATTTCTGATCTTCTTGAATATTTAATTATAAATACTGCTCTTTTATCATCATATTTTAAATAAGGATGATCACGGAAATTTTCAATAGGTTTCATATTTTATACTTTTATTTCTATATAATTTTTACACATTAATTATGTTGTTAAATAAACATAATTACTAAACACTGAATTTTTCTTTGTTATTTCTGTTTCAAAATAAAAGTTGAATTTACTATTTAATATTATCTAATATTTATGTTCAATTTCTAGATCTAATGAAATACCAAAACCTAATATTACTAAGTTAAAACACTTCCATTCTTTATACATACATATACTAAATAAAGTATTTAAATTAATAGTAATTTCTTTAGTGGTTAATCTAATTTGTGGGAAGTATAATGTAATTTCTAGTTGTCCATTATGTCTAGTAAACATAAACGTAATTGAATGATCTGAATATCTATTAGTACGCATAATATTTAATTCAATTAGATAATTATATTTTTTGAAATACTCTATTAAACGACCATTCTAAAATAGGTAAATCTTCTATAGCATAAACTTGTACACCATTATTTATTCTTCCGTCTTTATGTTTTCTACTTTCTTTTTCAGGATCATTATTTTTTAATGTTTTATAATTTTGACTAACCATAATAGCTAATCTACTTCTAAATGATGGAGATATATCTAAGATTCCTTTTTCTTCTCTTAGCCATTCCGTTAAAGTATATTTACGTTTTAATACTGAGGTATTATTTGGAGGTAATAGATCATCTTCTTCTTTAATTAAATCTGTTATAAGCTTATCTAAACCTAAATAACTAGTTGTAGTTTTAGCTTTTAATTTTCTTAATTCTTTAGTTTCTTCTTTTAATTCAATAAACTCAAAATATAATTTACTAATTAAATCATCGTTATTAACAGATACATTTTCAAATCCTGTAACTGCTTTTACCCAATTATTAAATCCTAATTCTAAGAATTTATCTAAACTATATTTAGCAGTTTTATTAGAATATTTACTCTCATAAGCATAATATTTAATTAGTCTAGTAGCTACAATTCCATTAATTACTTTAGCATTATTTTCAGCAGGTTGTATACTAAAAAGCTTATCAGGTAACAGTTGTAGCGTTTTTAACCTTGATTTAGTTGTATCCGATTCAACCTCTTTTAACACATTACTTATAGCTTGCTGAGTTATTCCACATAATCTAGCTAATCCTGAAATAGATACTCCAACTTCAGTTCCATCATTAGACACATAAAATTCAATTTCATCTACAATTACGGGCTTCATTAAATTTGTCATTTTAATTCCTTATATCTTATATTACATAGTATAACTTATAAATAATTATATGTACAATTTAAGTACTAGTCGTTAATTTAAAACAGTACTTATTACTAATATTATTGTTTATTAATAGCTACCATATACAATATTCTTTAGCACTTAATATTTTAATTTCATGGGCAGCTTTATTGTCTTTTCTCCATTCTTTAACTAATCTACGCATGGCTACTTTATCAGTTAATCTATGTAAAGTATCCGCACATTTTCTACTTTCTTTAGAATAAAAACTTACTATTTTTATATTGTTATATTCTTTAAGCGTAAATACATCACGCCATTTAACTTTTTTATAATAATTAAATTTAGTATTTTGCATAAATTATCGTACTAATTTGTAT